GTCGGGTCAGCGACCTCGAGATGATCATCAAGTTCATGCAGCACGGCGACGAAATCTACGAGGTGCAGTAATGGCCATCGGAAGCGGAGCCGAGATCGGCATCGTGTTCGGCAGGTGGGGCGACATGACCGAAGCCGAAAAGGATCATTGGTGTGCCACATTCCGTGACCGGTTCGGTGCAGACCTGCTGAAGGGGTATGCGACCCTGCACTATGCAAGGAGGGATCATGGAGCAGAAGTCATCGAACTCTCGCAACATCGTAGAGCTTGACGAATACGAACTGTTTCACGCAGCCACGGCTGGTGTGCAGCGTCGTATCTCAAGCCTGAAGAAGAATCGTCCCCAGTTGTACGGTGCCGACGAACGGCGGAACTACTGGGAGATTGACATCATCGGGATGATGGGCGAGTACGCGGTATCAAAGTACCTGAACATTCATTGGCAGCCGGCGACGAACAAACGTCTCGCTGATCTGCCTGGTGACGTGGGTCGATACGAGGTTCGGTCATCGACGTGGCCCGATGCCCATCTGCTGGTGCGTGAAGCTGACAAAGACAAGTCGCCGTACATTCTGGCTATCGTCCACGAATCGTCGGTGGATCTGCGCGGATTCAAGTTTGGTGTCGATGCCAAGCAACCCGAGTACCATCGTGAGCGTCAGACGTATTGGGTTCCGCAAGCGGATCTCGAGCCAATGGCAATGCTGCCCTTCCTGCTAGGGTAGTCCTTTGTGTCATACAGATCGGAGGTTTATGGGAACTAACTGACCTTGTCCGTTGTCGAAAGGAGCCATCATGCGGAAACGCATCCTGACCCCAGTAATCCTGTCCCTGTCCCTACTAGCCACAAGCCCCGCAGAGGCCGCTGGAAGCCCCGCTGAGGGCCGCAACAGCGATATCTGCACCAAGTACGTCAACCTCGCCAGGAAGGTGGGTTGGCCGAAGTCAGACCGTTGGATGTTGAGACTGATCATGTACCGCGAAAGCCGGTGTCAGCCAACAAGCATCGGGAGGAACCGTAATACGAAGGGCGAGGTAACTTCCCAAGACTGGGGATTACTTCAGATCAATGATGTGTCATGGGTTCGGTATCTTCGTGACCTGGGCATCATCAAAGATCGTGAGGATCTTCTGAATCCACGAATCAATCTCACCGCTGCACTAGCGTTGAGAACCTACAGCGTCGAAAGGGGACTATCACCGTGGCATCAATGGCGAACAAGCAGTCCGAATGGGTCTGCCGGTTCTGCGGTGTTTCCGTGAAAGTTTTCGTTCGACTGTCAGTACCACCAACACATAGCTGCCGCAAGAAACGGTGGCAGCAGATCAACCTCACCTTGAAAGGGGAGCAATGAATACCATCATCATCACGGGAAACGTGACGAAGGATCCCGAGATCCGCTACACCAACAACCGGACCGCGATCTGCGTGTTCTCCGTTGCCACGTCATACGGCAAGGACGACAAGAAGCAGACCACGTTCCACGACGTGAAGGTTTTCGGTGACATGGCCGAGAATGTCGCAGCGTCGATTACCAAGGGTGTGCGTGTCACAGTCCACGGTCGTCTCGAGAAGTCAACGTACGAACGCAAGGACGGCGGCAAGGGTATGTCGGTTGACATCGTTGCCGAGTCGGTTGCCCTCGACGTGCGGTTCCGTCCTGCGTACGCAGACCAGACCGAGAACACGATGAAGCAGGTGAAACAGCAGTTCCCGAACGCGCAACTGCTCGATGAAGAACCTCCGTTCTGATGTGAGAGCCGGCGTGATGGCCGAAATACCGGCAACCGAAAAACAACTCAAGATGCTTTGGTCTTTACAGAAACGGTTGGGTATAGAACCGAAATGGTTTGATGACATGAGCAAGAGACAAGCTCAAGAGTTGATCAGCGACATGGTCGATAAATGCACCGTGATTGAAAACATGAAAATAAACCAGTCAACTAATGATTGGTCGTTGTAATTGTGTGAGCATTGTGGGACAGTCTCGCGGGCGTTGACCGTCTGGTCTGTTGAGGACATGGCGTTCTGCGCCTGCGACTGCCATAACGCGCGGCGTTATGACCAGATGAACACGAAACAACGGAAGAAAGCAAGGGGAAAAGATGATCGAAAGACCTAGATGGATGCGTCGGGGGAACTGTGTCGGGGTTGCCGGCACCGTGTTCTTCCCAGACCTGGTGGGGATCAGCGACAAGGTGGCGTTTCGGGAGGCCCGAGCCTTGTGCGAAACCTGCGAAGTGCAGAAGGAATGCCTTGAGCAGGCGATGCGGAACGAACTCGAACAGCCGCGCAGGTTCGGGATGTGGGGTGGCCTGACACCGAAGGAACGGCGCGGTCTACAATCTGAGCGTGACGCGCAAGCGGCGAGGGAATTGCAGCGAATCCGAGTGCAACCTGCCCGCCAAGGGCAAGGGACTCTGCAATCGTCACTACTTGAGGCTTTACCGGACCCAGAACTTGGAGCGTTCGAGGGAAGCTGCTAGACGCTACGCCGAGACGCACCGTGAACAGCGTCAGGAATACAAGCGTTTGTATAGAGCCGAGAATCGGGACAAGATCCGTGCCGACATGGCTGCGTATCGCAAGCGGCACCATGATCGTGTTCATGCGGGGCGTATGCGCCGCGACCGAAGGCTGAAAGAGAACGGGATATTCCTGGTCACCGAGGCTGACATTCGCAGGCTGCGCCGGCGGCCCTGCTACATCTGTGGTCTGCCTGCCGACACCATCGATCACCGTGTCCCGATAGCGAAAGGTGGTCGGCATTCGGTCGGGAACCTCGAGGCTTGCTGCCGATCCTGCAATTTCTCCAAGCGCGATGTCCTGCTAGTGCAGTTTCTCAGGAGAAAAAGAAACCCCGCAGCCTGAGCAGGGAAGGGGATACCTGTCGGCGCGGGGTTTCGGAGCGTGAGACTATCAGACTTTGTGTGTCTCAGTTTGATGAGTCGCCCTTATCGGTGTCCACATCGCGCGGCTCGGCCTTAGCGGTGGAAAATCCCCGCCGGCTCGAGGGTGGCCGGATCGGTGGCCGCCCGTCCGAGGGTGGTGGTCTGGGTTGTTTGTGTCGCGCAACTAACTAGCGGGTTAGTTATGGCATGGCGCGGGGGTGTCATCGGGCCGGCGACGATCACGGCGAGACGGTCGGCAAGGTGATCGGCGGCGAGCTTGGCGCGGGGTGGCTCGATCATCGCGGCATCGTTCACGCGGGCATTATCGGGCAAGCTTTGCGCGGCGGCGACGGTGCTAACACACTTACGCGGCGGGGCTAGTTATGTTCTCAGCGTCATTACTTGCGAAGTGTCATACGCTCATGTCATAATGACGCAAGGCCGGCAACGGGTCGGCCAGGAAGGGGGCCGAACATGGCCATTTGTACAGGGTGCGGGGCTGAAGCTTTCGCGCTGAAGGTTGCCAGCTGGCAGGACGTAACCGATTCGGGATGGTCGGGGGCTTGGTGTGGCGGGCCTTCGGTGTCGTGTTTCGGGGCGGTTTGCGGGGCGTGTCTCGACGTTCTCGAATATCGCGCCGACGATGGGCAGATACATTCGATCACGGCGGCGGCAGTATCGGCCACAGCGGGCGAGATCGTCGCGGCGTGGGTTGGTGGCGCGTCATCGCTTGATCAGATAGCTGACGCGCTGAACGGGAAAGAATGGGGGCCGGATACTTGCGAGATCATTGCGGGCATTGTGCGGGCTTCGGGTCGCGTTGTTGGTGACGTGGTTGGGGGTGCGGCATGATTCGCACTAGCGGCGTTTTGTGGGGCGTGAATTGGGAGCGGCACGAATTGGGCGTGACGTGCTACGCAATGGGCGGCAATTTCTATTTAGTGTCGCGCAAGTATGCCGGCAACGGTTCGGAGCGTGTTTCGGTTCGGGATTCGGTGAAGGCGTTTCGGCGTGACGTGTTAGGGGTGGCGCAATGACTACGGCGACACTCAAAAGGTCGGCACACGTTGCCACGGTCGCGCTATCTGATCGGCCAATTAGGGTGCGGGTCGAAACTCCGGCGGGGCCGTTACAACTTCACGCGGACTCAAAAACGGGGCCGTCGGGTTACTGGGCGGAGGGTCGTCGGCCTGTGTCGATTGTCCCGAATGCTTTCGGGTTGCCATCGGGGCCGATGGAGATCGGCGGCACTTGTCCGCAACTTTCCCCCAACGCTTGTCAATCGTGCTACGCGGCACGGATGGAAGGCGGGCCGTTTGCGGCATTCTCCGACATGGTTTCGCGGAACCTGGCAACGCTCGAACGGCTGAAGGAATACGGGCAAGGGGCTGTCGTGGACGCGCTGACGGCGTTGGTGGATCGTTCTTACGCGCTGCAAGTGGCGGCGGGTGTCGCGGCACCTTCGTTTCGGTGGTTGTCGTCGGGTGATTTGTTCGCGCCGTGGTTCGCGTCGGCGGTGCGTGACGTGCAACGGGCAAGGCCGTCGGTTTCGTTTTGGGGCTATACGCGGTCGGTCAGGTACCTAACGAACCTTTTCGGGCGGTCGTCGTTGCCCGCTAATTCGCGGTGGTTTGTGTCGATCGACGCGGACAATGTGGGTACGCATTCGGTCGCGGCGGCGCGGTACGGGTTGCCCGTGGCATACCTTGCGAAAGATCGGGGCGAGCTTGCGTTATTGCGGGCCGTCGTGGATTCGGTGCGGGGTGAAAAGGTGACGGGGTTGGTTTGTCCCGCGTCGGGCGTATGGGCTGAAGATGATCTCGGGCCGGCGTACGTCGTCGGCGCGGATGGTCGGCGGGCCTCGCTCGATCATGGGCCTACCGTGGGGGCTTGTGCGTCATGTGCGGCGTGTTTGCCAGGGTCACGGGTGCGGGACATCGCCTTTTTACGGCATGGCGGGGCGGGTACTGCGGCGACGTGGCAGCGGCTCCAAGTGCGTCGGGGGGTGTCGGCATGAGGTGCCAAGTGTGTGGGGGTCGGGTGCATACGGGGGCGAGGTGTCGCCATTTCGCGCCACGGCGGGCGGCTCGACGTGTTCCGGCGGGCGTTGTCGTCGGGTTTCGTTGGGTTGTTGGGTTGGTTGGCGTGTTCGGCGCGGGTCGTGCATTCGACGCGGCTAATGAGGGTGCGGGCAGTTGGTTCGGGGTTTTTGTTGGGTTGGGTTTCACGTTTGCGGCGGTCGTCTGGCCGTCGTCATCATCACAAGAAAGGAAGGGTTAGTTATGTTGGCGGAATGTTTTAGGTGTGGGAAGGTGGCCGACGGTGTCGGTACCTGCCCACTTTGTGGGTCGTTTGCGTTTCACGCTCCGGATACGGGCGGGACGGCGGCCTACGATTTGGGCGGGGCTGACAAGCTCGACGCGATCATGGCGGCGGACGTGGTTTCGGCGGGGCTATCTGTCGTCGTTGCGCCGGAAGGTAGTGCGATTTCGTACGAATGGCACGGAAACGGGCCGGTGTTCGTCTTGGCATACGGGAAGGCGCGAGAGACGATCAGGGCCGTGAAGT